GCGTCGTACCCGCCTTCATCAAAAGATAAGCTGTCAAAAGGCACACTAGCACTCACAGTGTAAGTTTCTGGAGTGACAAAATCAGTAACTGGTAACAGTTCTATTGCAGTTCCAACACCTTCTACGTAGTATTCTTTGCCTTGATAACTGGTTGGCACTACTTGCCCAGTAAATTCAACCTTGAGTCCATTTGTAAACACAACGCCATTAGGTGATGTGTAGGTTGCTTTACCAACTATATCTTCATCAACATTTAAGTCTGATATGTTTGCTTGATCAACCAAGCGTATTACGCCAAAGTTAAGTTCATCACTAGCATCTTGATAGTAGAGTATATCAAGATTTGCAGTAATCAACGGTTGCAATTCAAATACACCGTCTGCGTTTTTATACCAAGTTTTTCCAGCATTATTTGTACCGTATTCAATTGCGGTCTTGCTAAGATTAGCAATGCTTTGTACTTTTGTAAGTTCCATAAAAGGACGCTCAGGGTCTGCATAATTGTAGTTTATTCTCCACTGGACCAATCGATTGGTGTTACCGTCTATTGTCGTAGTATCTGAAAATACACTATTATCAAATCCTTGACTGTCAAACGGCTCTTCATCGGCCCAGCCCTCAGACTGTCCGCCTACAAAAATAAGTGTTCGATTTTGTAAATCAGTAATACCATCTATTCCACCATGTGCTTCGTTGAACACATCAACGTACTGATTATTGATTTGATTAAACTGTAGTGTGTCTTCCACTAGATCTGTGGATCCAATGTCTGATAGAGTAAAGAAAAAGTTTTGTGCAGTTTTGTCAGGTACATTAAATTTTATTGTGCCAAAATCATCACCGTTGTTAGTAACACCTAGTACATCTCTTGAACTTTGATTTGGTTGTTGAGATAGTACACCACTGGTACCAGGTTGTGACTGTATCCAAAAATTACGTCCACTATCGCTAACATTAAAATTATATTGTCCTTGTCGAGCTAGTACAATTGTAGGCAATGTTCCTGCGTAACCAGAAAATGTGTAGCCAGTATTTTTATATTTTACATCATAGTCGGCACTTATTGGAATAGCGTTTGCAAACACGCTAACACTGTTTGGACCTGCTGGCACCCAATAGTACTGTCCAAAGTTTACATATTTGTCGTAGTCAACCATTGGGTCAAAACTATAGTATTCACTATCAAATAATCTATCGTGTCGTGTGGTATTTGCACCTTGTAGTTCTAAACTGTCTATGATGCCAGGGTAGGTGATAGTGTTTAATATTTGCGTGCCGTTTTCGTTGGTTTGCACAACACCAGGTTCAAGCTGATAATTGCTACGTGTTTGTGTTGGTTCAAGCACATAGTTGTCTGATGCAGTAACGCCTGGACCAATCTTGCGTCCAATGTAGCCTTCGGTTGGCTTTAGTTTTGGATTTTGTGTTAGTTGGTCAAGTGTACTACGCAACAACTGCTTGTTTGCAGGTGTTTGAAATATTTCCGGTAAAAACTGTTCTGAGCGTATACGCTTAGCCATATTAGACTACTCCGCTATTTGGTGCAGTACGCAATTGACTGCCAGTAAGTGCGTCAATAATTTGCACGTCATTTACTGTTGCGGCGTTTACAAATATTTCATTTGCTTGTGAACGTATTTCGTATAGATCACCAAATGACTTCAAAGGATCAGTTGGTACTAATACCACTGAACTTATTATGCTACCTAATCTATCATGTAGGTAAGCACTTAGTTCACTAAAGAAAAATGTATCGCCAAAATCCCAATTGTCAATTGTAAAATATTGGTTCATTGCACTTACCACTTGACTTTTAATTTCACTTACGCTCGCAGTGCTTGATGTGTTTTTTACACACTTAATAGTGGCTTGCAATTCGACTGGTGATTTGGTACCAAATAGTGGCTTAAAGGTTACACTATTAAGTATAATATTATCTGAAATCATTTTGTATTGATCAAGTGTGCTATAACTTGTTGTAAGTTCATCTATGGTTGGCTTGGCAGGCTCTGTAACAGTGCCGGTACTGTCACGCAAATAGTTTTGATATGCAATATAGTATGATTGTGTGATAAGATAAAGATCAATTATATTTGTTGTGCCTGGGTCGATACGACGACTTAGAGGAGCATTATGCCTGTATTGAAAGTACAAGCCTTGCCTACCTACATAGGTTTCATAGCCAGTAACTTCGGCTATAGTGCGTACACCGTCATAGGCAACTGTTAATTTATAAAACTTTTCGTCAGTGTATGCATAAAAAACTTGTGCATCTGGGTATTCACTTTTGACCAATTCAATAGCATCTTTAGTTGCAATGGATCCTATAACCACACCTTCTGCTAATGGCAAGTATCTTTCAAGATTGTCAAAGTCTACAGTTTGTTGCAGATATATTCTTTTTGTATTTGGGTTGACCAGTGGTGCAACAAGTGTTTCAAAATAGTCTGGATTATCTGGTATTCCATCGTTGTCGGAATCTTTATAACTTATTCTCACTTTAAAGTCATCAACAAATCCATCAGTTTCAACAGGTTGATCAATAATATCTAGCACCTCGTCACTGTTAAGTGTGGTTGTTGCATCTGGTTTATTGTTAGTTTTAAGCACATTAATGAAATCATTTATCACTGTGCCTGTCTTTGGATCGTAAACTTTTTGTGTGCCATCATAGAAGAATCTTGTTTCAAGCACACTTGCCCAAAAACGTTGTAAACTACGAGAACTTACAGTGTAGGTAACACCGTCGGTTGTGAAGTCAACTAACCATGAATTATCAAGTCCTGTGCCTGATGTGTTTTGTGCATTTACTAAACTGAATGTTATTGCGTTGTTTATATTGGTAGAAGTGATAACATACCAAGTACCAGTGAGGTTATCGTAGCCTAATCCAAAGTTTCTATACAGTTCAATGTTCTCACGCATGGTTGTTTCAATGCTGGTTGGCAAGTTGGTAATAAAGTTTGGTATGACTTCAGTTGGTATTGCATTAGTTGGTATGAAATTGTTTAATGTAACGGGTCCAGTGCCATCAGCATTATTACCTACGCCTTGATTTGTACCGTCAAGTTCAAGTGCAGTTACAGTTGCCCATAATACTGTTTTATCTCCAGGCAATGTCGGGGAGCCAACTGCAAGTCTGTTAGTTGCAGTAAAATATTGTCCACTAGGTGGTGTAAATTTAACAAGTCCACCTTGTGCAATATATTGTTTGTTATCACTTGCTTGTGGGCCAACCGGTGCTGGTGCTCCACTTGATACAAATTTGAAATAGCCAGTGGTTTCATTGTTGCTGGTTGTACTTTGATTCCATTCTAGATTAAGTGTAGCAAGATCTGGACGAGTGAAGTTATCATAGTAAAACTCTTGCATACCTCTACTTGCTAACACAGGTTCAACCTGATTTACAATTACATCTGTGATGTCATTTTGATCTACGAATGTAAATGTAAAACTTGGAATCGCAGTGTTTTCGTAAATTAAACCGTCACTGGCAAAAATATTAGTGCTTGAGTATTTTCCAGTGATATCTACAAGATCCAAGTATCTACTAGTACCAATTGAGCTTCTGTTTACAGCTTTGGACTTGATTATAGTTGAATAAAGTGTATATGGAAAATTATTGTAATCTTCACCGTTTACCATTCTATTTTGTGTGTAGTATCTAGCCGGTGCTCTTTGTTTGATATCGTTGATGTTTTCTCTGTTGGCTGCATTGCTAACTGGTTGTGTTAATGCACAAGTAAATGTAAGTGTTTCGTTCCTGCCTGTTCTGCTTACGTAGCCAATTGAAATAGTAACATTTTGCATTTCGTCAGGATTAATTATATAACTCAATCCGTTTGATGCTCTTACATAGGTTCTAAAATTGCCAACAGGAATGCTACTAAACACACCATCACCAAAGTTTAGATTGATTTGATCATTTGTTCTAGATGTAATTGAAAAATATCTACGTTGTTCAGGCGTAAGTTCTTCTACTGCACCAGAGTAAATGTTTTCAACTTTAGTCCATTCATTTTGTATGTTGCCGTTGCTATCCAGTTGATATACCCAGGTATCGTCGTTGTTTATACCTTCAATGTTAACATTTACAACTCTGTTTGATATACGCTCACCAAGATTGAAATCTAAATCCTGTAGACTTCCTTGCTTAAACAAAAAGAAGTAACCAGTGTTGGCACTAGCATAACCTTGTTTGTCGTTTCTATAGAGAATATTAAACGCACCATTAGGAGCAGGTGATGGTTCATACACAAATGTTTTATTTTGTGTTGTTGCACACACTGCTTCAAAACCCATTGCAGTGCCATTTATTGTACTCGTAAATGGTATGACCGGTAAAAAGCCTTGTAGTAAGTTAATTGCATATTCTTCAGTGTCTACCCCAAGTATTGTTTGTGCATTTCCAGGACGTCCAAAACGCTGACTGTTGTCCAAGGCTGCATTTACTATCACTGTGAACTGTTCTAGCCAGTTTGCGTTTGTAGTGTCATTCCAATTGACTGTGATGTTGGAAAGATTCACGCCTGTGAAGTCTATGACACCTTCAGTGGTGCTGATGCTTTGTACTTTTAAAAATCCTTGTGCCGCAGTATTACGCTTTGGTGTGTAACTTACTAATTCTGCTAGTCGATTGACACTATCTCTTCTTTCGGCAGTGTCTATAAAATTTTCTCTTGTGTTTAGATCATTTCTAAAACTGTTTGCTTGACCCATAAAAGCCATAACGTCAAGTAGTGCAATAAATTCACTTGATTCTATATAGTCGTTAAAACTTTCTGGATAGTATAGACGTATGTAGTCTATAAAACTTTTACGCAGTGTTTCAAAATCGTAACTTTGAAAGTCTGCTTCTCTATATGTTTGGTAGATTCGCTTCCAATCTTCAACACCAAATATACTTGTCTGTCTTGTAGTCTTAGCCATGTGTATTTTCCTTACCTAGTATTTATCTACAAAATAAACTACGTAGTTTATACTACACGTCTGAAAATGCGGCTCGTTGTGATTGGTTATCAAAAAACACAGTTAGTGTGTTTGCATCTTGTCCTGCAATGGTTTGAACTTCTAGTTCACACAAAAATCCATTTTCTTGTGCAAAAACGTTGATATCAGATATTTCGATTCTAGGGTCTTGGGCAACTACACGTTGTAGTTCGTTGATAATTGCTTGCGATGTTTGTGCATTCTGTGGTTCATAGATAAGGCTCCACATCGATGTGCCAACGTCTGGTCTGCCAGCTACCTCGCCTTGTCTTATATTAAGTGCATTCAGTAGATCAACTTTAATAAGTTCAAAATCCGTAAGGGTATAATTTTTGTATCTACCTACTGAGCTATATCCGATAATTGATGCCATGCCGTATTTATGTAGCTATTCCTGTAACTTTTTTACTGGCAATCACTGACTGCACTGCCGTATCTATTTCTTTTCTAATCACTGTGCCAGTTGTGCCCACTGAGGTTGTAAATCCTTGTATTTCACTGCTTATTTTCTGTGTAGTAAGATTCACTGCATACTTTCCACCAGCAACTACTTCGTTCATCTGAGCGGCAGTTATTTTGGTACTATTTGCTCCATTTGCCAATGATCCAAGCACTGCACTGCCTTCTGTCCATTTTTTAACTGCATCAACTCCAAACTTACTTGCACCTGACACAAGTCCTGCCAGTTCTGCATCGTTTTCTAAACCTGTGACTATTCCTGCATTTTGTAATCCATTGAGTCCTTTAGTAAACAGTTCATTTTTTGTAGCATCCTGTATTACTTCATTATTAAGAAAATCACTTAATCCGTTTATGCCTTGATTACCACTCCAAACACTCGAACTACTTAGGACAGTATTGAGATTGCTGGTTGCGTCTTTAAGAAAAAATTCACTGGTTCCAGGTTTTAGGAATCCAGCATCTTCTAGTTCTGGAGCACTAAATCCAAACTTGCCAACACCTGCAGTGTTAGATATTTCGTTAAAGCCTTGTGGCACTGATTTACTCGCTTGTGCTAACATTCCTGTGACTTTGGGCTTATCAAGTTTTCCAACATTGGTCTCGGCTTTATTCTGTGATTCGTAGTCGCCTTTGTCCATTTTTGTAATTTCAGTTGTGTTTGTTTTATCAACTGCGGCTTTGGTTTTTTCGTCCAATGGAACTTCATCGCTACTTGAGCTTAGGTTAGTTGAAGCGTTCACGCCTGTGCCACGCTCAGCATAAGGTTCATGTGTAGGAGCACGAGTAACAATAGTTTGTATGGCTGCAGGCTCAGGTATCCAGCCTTTACTTGGATCAAATTTAGTGTCTGGTAATCTACGCTTTGGTATTTCTTGAGCCTTGGGAACATCTCCAGCACTACCACTGTTAAGTTTTATACAACCTGCTTCTAGTGTTAATTGGCTACCAGCACCCCATGATCCTGTGTTGCTTTTAAGCATCAAAGATGCATCACTTTTTAAACCTATCATGTTTTTACTGTACGCAAGTAAAGTGTTGGTACCTGTCAAATTTAGACCTGCTGCTTCGAGACTCATTGACGCTTTAGCATTCATATTGATTTGACCATTTTCGCTGTTAATGTTAATATTACGATCAGCGTGCATGTTGATTTCGCCAGCACTTCTAATGTTCAAACTATTTGACGCATATACATCAATGGTGCCTTCCTTACCAAGCTCTACCCAACTTTGTCCATTGGCATGCATGATGTGTATGGTTTGTCCGTCAGGAGTATCATTCATCATTATCTGATGGCCGCCACTGGTCCGTATTCTAACCAAATTGTCTTCATTGGATTGACTTCCATCATCCATTACAATACTATGTCCACCCTTACGTCCAATTATATTAACTTCGTTTGCTTGTAGTGTTGAACTTGCTAGTTTTTGTTGTAATTGTTCATCTGTCAAGCCACCCGAGTACACTGGTCTTCCTGGTGTGCTAATACCAAAGCACGCACTAGGCGATTCTCTTTGACTGTTTGAACTAATCGGACCAATCAATGGATCGTCAATTACTCCTTGAGATAACATTTGGCCTGCAAGAACACTGTGTACTGGTTTATCTTGGTCAAAAAATCTTGGATTTTCACTTATGGCAGGATTAGCATTGTTTATTTCAACAACAGGTAATTTTGATTTGTTTGTGAACAATGGCGAATTACTATCATCTACATATTTTTTACTTGCGCCAATTGCTGGTAGCATATGATTGATTCCAGGCTCAATTGGCATACCCATGTAATAACCTTTGCTTGGATCTCCATCTACAAAGAAACACAAAACTTTTGTCCCAAGATCTGGGGGTGTGCCCCAAAACCCGTAACTTTGGTTGTTACCAGTAAAACTGCCTGGTCCAGTGGATTGGCGGGCACTCTGTTGTGTGAACCCATAAAATGGACTTAGATAGTTTACTGTACGCCAAAGACTTTTATCATTTTTATCTGGACCAGAAAGACTTGTTATAAAAACTTGAAGTCTACCACTGCGTGTTGGATCGACATTATTGGTTACTTCGCCTATATACGGACCGCTTTTGGATACTGTACCTCCAACATTTTCTTTGTAATTGGCCGGAACTCCTCTGCTTCTTTGAAAATTTTCATTTGCCATTTATAACCTCTTATCTAAATGCACTTGAGTTGGTTCCTGCTCCACCGCCGCCAACTACTGTTGCACCAGCTTTCACTCTACGCTTTGATCTTTCTAAAGCCCTTTGCGTTTTCTTTTTCAATAAAGATCCACTGAAACCACTGTTGCCACCAGCATCATCACTTACTACATTACTGGCTGGTTTTGGTGGTACTTTTGGTTGCCAGTTGGCTTTGTTTATTATAGGGTCTACGTAATTAGTGCTGTTGTTCTGTAGACTGCTAATTCTTTGTCTACGCATAATATCGTCATCGTAGTTTTGCGTAGGAGTTACTTTACTACTTGTGTTTTCCACAGGCGTTGGTCCACTGCTTCTGGTACTGCCTGAAATATAATCTGGAACTTGGTTTACTCCTGTAGGTCCTTGTTGACTTGGATTTGCAAGACCTCTGGCCCTACGTTGTACGGCATCATCATAGGTTGGTGCTGGATCTTTCTTTGTGCTTCGAACACTTGGTCGAGCAACTGGTTGTTCAACTTTTTCAACTTTGTTTGATTCTGCTTTCTTCTGTTCTGGACTGTCTACCGCAGTATCAAATGTTCTTATGGATCCCATCAGTTTTTGTGTGAACTGACCATTTTGAAAATAACTGTAGATTTCAATTCCTGTGAAAACTATGCTTTCTTGTGCTATGTTAGTCTCTCCAGTGATAGCACTTTTTTTAAAATTTTCTCTGAATACAGGAGTAAGTCCTGTGGCATAATCATAATCAACCACTCGATTGAAACGTATTTCGTATAGCACTTCAGAACTATTAGAGTTTACACTACCATCAGCTTCAAAACTTCCCAAGGTTACATTGTTGTAAAAAATTTCACTTTGCGTTATAAAGTCAGGATCGCCAACAATGGTTATTTGGCTTTTTGCAACATCAGCAGGACTGTACAATCTTGATGCCAGTTCAGCGGCTGGTCGTGTACTTTCGCCTGATCCTCCTTGCATACTGCTATTTGGTGCGGCTTCAAAAAACTTTTTTTCTGCAAATCTAGCATCACCAACTACTGTGGCACTTTCTGTGTTGAGTCCATCGTTACCAACAGATTGCAAATAGTTACTGTTCACATCAATTTCAAAATCAAGGACTTCTGTGTTTTCTCCTGTGAACCAATAGTTGAATATCTTGTGAGCTCCTCTGTACATGGCTGGAGGAAAATATGGTGAACGAGGAGTGTTGATCTGATATCGACTGACAAAATATTTTATTCTATATGCGTAGTCGTTGCGTTTTGTATCATAGCCAATGGGCGTTGCAGTTTGCGTAATCTTATACCATTGCACAGTTTTTACAGGAGGATTTTCAATACGCTTTCCTGTGACTTCATCAAAAGCAACTGTCTGTTGTGCCGTTACATATGTGCTATTTTTCAATACCTGATCGATCAATTGAGTAATTTGTGTGCCTGCGGCAATACTATACTCCCTACTGTTAACATCCAATGACTGTTTATCTTGGTTTAGTTTTTGATTTGGATCAGAATTTTTTTGCATTGCAGTGCGTTTTTTATCTACAGTTCCTTGCTTTTTCATTTTGGCATCTTTTAGCCCTGCAACGTTTTCTAATTCAATCACGTACTCATCTGGAATCAAGTAGCCTTTCTTTTCAACAAGGTCACGTTGATGTTGATTTAGTGCTTCTGCTAGACCTTGTGTTACTGTACGATCAGTTAGTCCAACTTTCTTGGCTGGAGGCGTGCGTTCTGCTACTTCTAATGCTTCATCATCTTCAATATCAACTTGTTGCGTTTGCACATCAACAAGTTGTGTGTTTCCATTGAACAATGTTTGTACATCTGCGGCACTGAGTTGAAAATTAAATGGTATAGTACCTCTAGCAGTGCTATATCCAACAGTGGTTTGAGGAATTGTTGCTTCAACGTTGTACACCACTGCTTGTGTATTGACCTTGTAGGTAATATTAGCAAATTGAAAAGGAATAAACTTTTCTACTAAAGCCTTAGGATCGCTAGTTTGCTCATCACCACTTGCTGGATCACTACTGATAAGATTGCCTTGATCATCATATCCATAAAACCTTATAACCATTAAAAAAGTTTGTGAATTAACATTTACATCTTCTATATTCTCGTGTGCTGCACAAGCCTGCGATAGTCTACTTAGAAATGTTATACCTTGTGGTTCAAGGATGTTGAATTTCATGGTCTGTACATTATGCGGAGACTGTGTTTCTTGCGTGCCTATTGCACAACGTACTTCCAAATCTTCTATATAGAAGTCTAAATCAAAAAATGGATTACGTTGCTCTAGTGGAGCACCTCCAGATTGAATAATCAACTGTTCAGTAGGCAGTGTCTTTTTGTCAGTTGACAACAACTGTTTATACTCATCCATGTTCATGATATAGATTGAGATACTATAGGTTTGACTTGCCAGAGCGGCTAATTTGTTTGGTGTTGCTACTATTGGTTCCATGAATTCAGCGGCGACTGCTACTCTTCCTTCAACAACTTGACTAGCAGTACCAACACTATTGGGTACAGACGTAGTGCTATCGTCATCTGTTGATCGTTGTATATCTTGTCCATTTCCTTGAAGATTGCTTTGAGTTTGTGTGCTAGAAATACGGTTTTGTGTGCTTGAGATCTTAAGCACTGGATTAGCACCGCCCACTGTGCTGGTACTGCCTGAACCTTTGTTGTCACCAAGTTGCTCGTTTTCTATACCACTTAGTGTGCTTGACAAAGCATTGGATGGTTTAGTTTGGCTTGAGAGTATAGGTTTGACTTCTGCGTCGTCGAGAAAAAAATTATTGCCAACAATTGGAGTTGTAAATCTTGCAGTCTCTACTGATCCAATTGTTTCATTTTTTACAATAGTGCCTGCACTGTCTCTTGGCAAGTTGTTGGTTACCTCAAAACTGTTTTCGTTTTTTATTGTGGTTTGTTTTACAACATTGAGATCGTTTATCAGTACATTTGTTTCTGTGATATTTTGTGTGAGTTTTGATTTTGTAGTTACATAACCTGGTTTACCTTTGAAACCTTCATTTTGACCATTTAGGTTTGTAAGTGTTTTTCTAGTAAGTTTAACGCTTTCATCACTTTTATTCCATTCGTCAGTGATGTTGCTCCATCGTGCACCAGTACGTGCTTGTTGTTGCAAACTTTTTACTGCAAGTTTTTGCCTGTTAATTTCAAGTTGCTGGGTTAGTCTGGCTGTGTTTATCTCTGCCGGGTTAGCCATACTATATTCCTAATACTGTTTTAAGCGTAGACTCTTGTGGTAGGTAAATTGTTGCTCCTGTAACAAAATCAAATAGAGGATCTTGCAGTTGGTTTGGATTGCGTTGTGCAAATACCCACCAAAGATTTGCATCTCCATACAAGTCAAAGGCTAGCAGATCAGGACGCAAGTTATAAGTTTCATTGATGGTAAAACTTAGGTCATCAATAAGTTTTGGTATTGGCCTATCAACCATAACACCAAGATATTGATTTTGTATCACAGGTGTATCAAAATACATGCTTGTACTTGCATATGGATTAGCCATTACCAAAATCCCTTCTTGATTAAATTACCACTTGCATATTCTTTTAAACTAAACGTTTGACTGACTGCTTGTCTGCTTACTATTGGTAACATGTTGATAGTCATTGACATTTTAGTTGGCACGTATGTTGCCCCTTTTGATCCTAAGTTGCCCGGAGACGGCTTAAAAGGTTGTGCTCCTGCCTGCAATGGTTCGGTGCCTCCACCTAGTGCATTGGTCACCGCAGTCCTCAGTCTATTTAAAGCACTGAAATTGCCATTTGAAGTTGCAGTTGCTAATGGTTTTTGAAACTGCAATTGGTCATCTCTGTTAATATGTCTACTTCTTGCACGTATATAGTTAACATCATTGGGTAGGTTATAGTTAAATTCAGTAATTGCACAAGGTGCTTCGTTGAATTGATATTCTCCTAATCCTGTGAGATATAACAATGGTGGCGGAGATCCCCTTTGAGCGTCACGACCATAAAACATTTTACTACAACTTTTTAAAAAATGTATGCAGGCTAGTAAATATTCGGCTTCTATTGTATCTTGTGCAGTAAATTCTGCTACCATTTGCACAGTTTGTACACTAGAGTTTTTGTAAAAGTAGTGCTGGTAGTTACTGTGCGTAGGCGAATACGCATTGTATTCTGCTCGATATTGTATATCTATAGTTGGTGTGTACGGAAAAATAATACCATCAGTAACTGCCAATGGTGCAAGTATGCCTGGATTTGGATCTTTGTAAAGATAAGTTGCTTGTGGAGCTAGTCGGAGCTTGACACGCCAGTCGCCATCAGCGTTCTTTACTCCACTTGCTTCACGCATTTCACTTACGGTTTGTTGTTGCCTTGCTTTCTCTTTGATTGAATTTGCTTGAATTGCGGCTAATTCAGGTCCATCTAGTCCAGCAGTAGCATCACCCGGTGCAACTGTTTCTTCTTCGATTTCACCAATTGGATCATCGCCTACTAGACTCTCGCCATCATTTTGCACAAGTTCATCTTCAGGTGCAAGTATTGGATCACCAAATTCATCAAATTGAGCCGCCTCTGTATCGCCAAAATCGTCGACACCAAAAGCATTTACTTCTGCAGGACTATTTCGCGGACTGCCAAAGTCATCTACTTGTCCAAGTGGATTGTTGTCACCAAAGTCGTCTACACCAAACGTGTTAACCTGTGAGGGTGAATCAAATTCTGCAAAATCGTCAACTTGTCCAAGTGGATTGTTATCGCCAAAGTCATCAACACCAAAAGTGTTTACCTGTTGCGGACTGCTAAAATCGCTAAAGTCGTCTACCTGTCCAAGAGCATTGTTATCACCAAAATCATCTACACCAAATGTATTAACATTACTTGGTGCTTGAAAATCAGCAAAGTCGTCAACTTGTGCAGGAGGCTGATATTCAGCAAAATCATCAACAGGTGTAATATTTCTACTTGGTCCACTGAAATCATCTACTTGTGTTACTGGGTATCCAGAAAAGTCATCTACTTGTGTGATGTTTCTTGTATCATCACTAAAATCATCTACTTGAGGTACAGGATACCCTGAAAAGTCATCTACAGGAGCATCAAAGCTCTCAACTGGTCTTGCTGGTGGTGGTGCTGGATAAGGATCAGGTGCAGGTGGTTCTTCAAAAGCGTTTGAGGCTTCGATAGCCGCACGTTCTTGTGCCCTAAGTGCATTTGCCAATCCTGGATCAACTGTGTTTTGTGTTGTGTTTGTTAAATTTTCTGGACGCGGTGTTGGTGTGGCTACAGGTACTTGTGCGTCAAACTCTGCTTCAAAGGCCGCAGTTTCGTCTATTGGTGGCCTTGGAGGAGGGGGTGCTGGAAACGGATCAGGTTGTGGCGTTCTATCGCTAAATGCTTGACTTGCAATAGTACCACCGCCTTGGAAAGCAGTGCCAGAACCCGTTGTGTTTGTGACAGTTTCTTGCGAAGCTGGTGATGTTACATTTTGAGTTGTAGGTGTGGTAAACGGCCTGCCTGTTATTGGGTTAATTCTTGTATTTGATGTTGCACTTGATGGTGATGTCACATTTTGTTGTGTTGGAGTTGTTGTACCAGTAAATGCTGATCCTGACCCTGGAGTGTTTCTTGGAGTGTCTTCACTTTGAACGTTCTGCGACCTTTCACTTGTAACACGGCCAAAGTTAGCATTAGCCGCACGTGTGCCTACACTATCAGTGGTATAGTTGCCCAATTCACTTAAAGGTATATTCGCTAGAGTAGCCAAAGTACCAAGAGGTGCTTTTGGATATTGTTGTGCTAGTGCGTTCATTCTAGCGGCTTTTTTTGGATCGTAGCCAGCCATTTTATCTCCTATAGTCTTATTTATGCTCACCAAAAACTGCGTAGTTAATGATTGACTTCTGATAAGTAATGTTGTATAATGTTACAGTTATTAGGCAAAGGAGAATTTTATGCCAACGGTGAAAACACCAAGAAAAGTAAACTATCTAAACAATAGAGATATCTTGAAAGAAATTTGGAAAAGCAAGAATACTTACTGTTCTTACTTAGAAAGAGAGTATGCACAGTATGACATTATTGTGCCAAATGTAAAAAAGATCAATCAGCGTAGTGTTGCTGAAGCAAGACGTAACAAAGCAGATAGAATCAAAAGAGAAACTGGCGAGATAGTTGATCCTGTAAAACTAAACAATCAAGAACTAGTTTTTCGTGTTGTTTGTTGGGATCATATTCCAATGGTGCCAAAAAAGCTGACCAAAGCACAACAAAAGAAAAAATCAAAACTAGAAGAACTGCTAGAAATGGATGATGTAGACGTTGAAGACGACGGTTTACAAGAACTGATGAGTGATGTAGAACAAGATCTCAACTATGTTAAACTTAACTTTCCTCCTTTTTGGCACTATATGATTGATGAAAATAAGGTTCCGTATGTTGTGGGCAAATCACATTGGGTTGGCGGCATGGAGAACGGATACTTTTCCAAAGACCATGGCAAAATGACAGACAAACTAGCACACATGTTTATAAAATTGTGTGAACGTTATGCTACAAGATCAAATTGGCGTGGCTACACATACAATGAAGAAATGCGTGGACAGGCATTGTTGCAATTAAGTCAAATTGGATTACAGTTTGACGAATCAAAATCACAAAATCCGTTTGCATACTACACTGCTACCATAACAAACAGTTTTACTAGAGTGTTAAACATAGAAAAGAAAAACCAAAACATAAGAGATGACATACTTGAACAGAACGGACTCAATCCAAGTTGGACAAGACAGTTTAACAACTCACCAGATGCAAAGAAACTACAACCGGAAGTTGCTAAAAAGTAATAAATGCAAGATATTCCAAAAATTAATATTTCATTTGCTGGCGGAGCATATGGACATTACTTGAAATGGATACTATACAGTTTACTAATTGATGAACCACTAGTTGCTCCATGGGTTGGGTCAACCAGCCACAGTAAAGATTACATAAGCGATGATGCAAAACGTGCCAAATTGTTTAATAGTTCATTGACTGCCACTAATCAAGCGGTTGCTGGTATCTTAGAATATAAAGTTACAATAAATCATCCTGGAGCACCTGATAACAGACCCGGTTTTGGTGAAGGAATAGAGATGATATCACGTCATGTAGACCGTGTGTTGATTCCTTATATTGATCATAAAACTTACTTGCTAGGTGTACACAATGCCTTGCACAAGCCCTTTACTAACTTCTATCAGGCATTGCACTACATTGACAGAGAAGATTTGCAAAAAGGATGGGGATTTGACGTAAACGAAGATTTAGCTAATCTACCAAATTGGATACTGAGAGAACATCATAGTCTGAATCTTTTCAACAGTTGGGAAAGCCAATGTTCATGGTTTCTTCCAAATGACTTGACCAAAGCTAATTGCCACTTTGTTTTTATAAGCGATTTGTTTTATAACTTTCTTGCTACAATTGAACAAATAAGAAAATTTTTAAGTGTTGAGTGGATACGTGATCCACATGATCTACTAAGTTTTCATAAAACTAATATTAGACAACAGAACTACAAGTATCAAGATGCACTGGCATCGCAGATTCTAAACAGTATTGCCGACGATACAAACTTTACATGGAGTGCCGAAGATATTACTGTACACACTGAAGGATATATCCAAAGAGCTTTACGAAATCAAGGTATTATGCTAAAATGTAATGGACTGAATCAATTTCCAACGTCAACCAAAGAACTCACTGAGGTATTTGAATGAGCGGACTATTTAAAAAGGCATTAGTGTTCACAGACATCCACTTCGGCATGAAAAGCAATAGCATCATGCACAATCAGGATTGTGAACAGTTTGTCGAATGGGCAGTACAACAAGGCAAATTACACAACTGTGAAACTGCTATATTCATGGGCGATTGGCATCATCACAGAGCCAGTCTAAGTTTACAAACCATGAGCCACAGTCTACGTGCATTAGAAAACCTATCAAGAAGTTTTGACATAACCTACTTTATTACGGGCAATCATGACTTGTACTATCGAGACAAACGTGACATCTACAGTTTTGAATGGGCCAAACACATACCAAATCTAAAAATATGCAACGATTGGTTTGAACAAGATGATGTTATACTTGTTCCGTGGCTGGTTGGAGATGATCACAAGCAGATAAAAACTGCAAGTGCCCAATACATGTTTGGACATTTTGAACTTCCGCACTTTAAAATGAATGCTATGGTTGAAATGCCCGATCACGGAGAAATCAAATCAGAACATTTTCAACAGTATGGCACAGTGTTTAGTGGACACTTTCATCTGCGTCAACAGAAAAACAACATCAACTATATTGGCAATGCGTTTCCGCATAACTTTTCAGACGCAGGCGATGATCAACGTGGTTGCATGATACTTGAATGGGGCAAAGAGCCAGAGTACATTGCTTGGCCAGATCAACCATTGTACAAAGTGCTTGACTTGTCGCAGGTGATCGACTATGCTGACACCATACTCAAGCCAAAAATGCATGTAAGAGTAAACTTGGACATTGAAATATCCTATGAAGAAGCAAACTACATCAAAGAACAGTTTGCAACCAAATACAAACTGCGTGAGATGGCACTTATACCCAACAAACGCAGTGCATTAGAAGAAGAACTGCAACCAGGTGATATAAAGTTTGAAAGTGTTGACCAAATTGTTACTGAACAGATCATAAACATTGACAGTGAATTCTATGACAACAAATTGTTGCTTGAAATATACAGGAGTTTGTAGTGCTGGTAGAAAAAAACGAACAATTAGAAAGTAGAAACTTTGTCGACGGATTGGATTTTACCAAAGATGATCCTTGTATATTTGTTGTTTATACAGCTGGTGCTTCAGGTGATTTGTTAGTATCAATTATTGATAAACATTACTTGCGAACCGGTTGTGAATATTATGGAATCGCTAAAAATGGTCGAGTACACATGTTCACAAGTGATTATGAATGGTTAGTAGATGCAAACACTACATTTGATAAAGAATTTTTCTTTGACTTTGCTACAAGTCTTGCCAAAAGAAACTTGAACTATAGTTTGTTAGATCAAGTTATTTTTGGTTGCCATCTGTATAAAGACGAAGAAGTTGAATATATTCTTAAGACTTTTCCAAAAGCAAAGGTAATAAGAATTTTGCCTCATGATCAAGCAGGTGATGACATAATAAAAACATTGCAACATAAAAAGCTGAATCCTAACGGTACTTTAGTCAAGAGTAAAATGTATCAAACTAAAATCAACAATGAACGTGTTCTTGAAATACCGTTTGGCAGTTTGTTTGATCACAACAAGTACTATGAACAGTACGATAGAATTATTAACTTTTTAAACCTAAACGGTAGACTTATCTGCTTTGATTATATACAATACTATCTAGCAAAGCAAGGCCCAGAACTTGAAAAAACTCTATTAGATTATAGCAAAACAATATGATCCAAATTAAAGACCTTACAGTCAAAAACTTTATGAGTGTGGGTAATGCCACACAGGCAATCAACTTTGACCGACAAGACCTTACACTGGTACTTGGCGAAAATATCGACCTAGGTGGCGACGGATCACGTAACGGAACTGGCAAGACCACAATAATCAATGCACTGAGCTATGCACTCTATGGCGAAGCACTTACAAATATACGCAGAGACAATCTTATAAACAAAACCAATTCAAAAGGCATGTTGGTAAGTTTAGATTTTTGTATTGGTGAGCAGTGTTATAGAATCGAACGTGGACGCAAGCCAAATGTACTAAAGTTTTACATCAACGACAGTGAACAAGAAGCAGATGACTATGCACAAGGAGACAGTAGAGAAACACAAGGTGCTATACTAAAACTTTTGTGTATGAGTCATACCATGTTCAAGCATCTTGTAGCACTGAATACCTATACTGAACCATTTTTGAGTCTCAAACAAAATGATCAAAGAGAAATAATTGAACAACTGTTGGGTATTACACAACTCAGTGAACGTGCAGAAAAGATCAAAGAACTAAGCAAACGCACACGTGATGACATCAAACAAGAAGAAATGACCATCAAAGCATTGCAAACTGCAAATGACAAGATAGGCGATCAAGTAAAAGCACTCAAACGCAGACAAACACTGTGGATAAACAAAAAAGAAGAAGACATAAAAAAGTTTGAAACTGCAATTGAAGATCTTGCACATGTTGATATTGATGCAGAATTAGCCGCTCATGCTGACCTCCTAAAATGGACCGAATTAAATAATACACAGACACAGTTGCAAAAAGACATTGCCGCACTGACTGCACAAGTCGGCAGAGCAGAGAAAGATGTAAATCGCACACAAAAAGCATTGGAAAGTTTGCAATCTGGTACTTGTGATAGTTGCGGACAAAGTGTTACACACTTGGACACACATCAACAACATGTGGCAAAAGCACAGGAGGAATACAATGGGGCAAGTGATTTCCTTAGAGAAATACAGGAAGGCATTGATGCACTCAAGGAAGATAAAGCAGAAGTACCAGCGAGACCAAGAGTTTTTTATGATAGCGTGTCTGATGCACACAATCATCGATCAACACTATCACAACTTGAAACGCAGTTACAGAGCAAACATGCAGAAGCCGATCCTTACATTGATCAAATAGAAGAAATGCAAACAACTGCCGCTACTGAAATCTCATATGACAAACTGAATGACCTTACAAGACTGTATGATCATCAAGACTTTTTACTTAAACTGCTAACCAACAAAGACAGTTTTGTGCGTAAACGTATAATTGATCAAAATCTCAGCTACTTAAACTCAAGACTAACGCACTATTTGGATAGAATAGGCTTACCACACACAGTGATATTTCAAAACGATTTGACTGTTGAAATACAAGAACTTGGTAGAGATTTAGACTTTGATAATCTAAGTAGAGGTGAAAGAAATAGGCTAATTATTAGTATGAGTTGGGCTTTCCGAGATGTATGGGAGAGCCTGTACGGAGCTATTAATTTACTGTTTATTGATGAAATGATAGATAGTGGTATGGATACATCAGGTGTTGAAGCCGCACTGGCCTTGCTCAAGAAAATGGCAAGAGAACGTGGTAAAAGTATTTGGTTGGTATCTCACAAAGACGAACTAGCAGGGCGTGTAAATAACCTGTTGAAAGTTATTAAGGAAAATGGCTTCACAAGTTATAGTACGGATATAGATGTTGCCTAATGCTAGATATAGTAATTGTTAATGTACCATACATGTTTACAAACAATCCACCAGTTGCCGGAGCTGTGCTACGAGCTTGTGTGGAAAAAGCAGGCTTTACGGCTGAAGCACTTGACTACAACATAGATTTTGTAAACAGTGATGTAAGCACTGATGATGTTATTGTTTGGTTGCAAAACGAAACTTCTCCTCCAAAAGTCGAAAACTATATTGCTTTCAAAGAATGGGTACGAGAGTGTGCTAAAGATATTCTCAAACGCAACGCCAGATGGATTGGCATAAGTGTGTTTACCAAAGACAGTCAACTGGCTACAGAAGAATTTGTAATTGCACTGAAGGATTTAGATCCTGATTGTAAGATTGTGCTAGGTGGCACAGGCCAAGAAGATCGACGTAGCCAATGGAGTGAACGTTGGATTGATCTCATGTACGAAAGTGGTGTAATTGATGCAAGTATACTCAAAGAAGGCGAAGTTGAGATAGTGAAACTTCTCAAAGGCGAATCAGCAGGACTTATTGACAGTACGCAACTAACAGTTGATCAGTTAAACAATATTCCTACACCAAATTTTGATGATTACAAGTTAGATTTGTATGGTGCACTGGATAGTTTCAGTGTCACTGAAGGAATAAGCATACCTATCACAGGCAGTAAAGGCTGTGTTAGAAAATGTACGTTTTGTAATGTTGGAGCATTTTGGCCTAGTTTTAGACAACGCAATGGCACAATGATTGGCAAAGAAATAGTAGAGCTTTATCAAAAATACAATATTAACAACTTTAAATTTACAGACAGTCTCATCAACGGAAGTTTAAAACACTTTAGACTAATGAATGAATATATCACAGAACACATACCAAATACCATAACCTACAAAGGACAATTTATTTTTCGTCCTGCAAAACAAATGCCAGATAGAGACTACGATCTAATGCGTACTGCTGGTTGTAAACTAGTACAAATCGGTGTTGAAAGCGGAAGTGAACGTGTAAGAGAACACATGCGTAAAAAATTTACCAATGAAGACATTGAACGCACTGCGTATGCTTTGGCTGATCAAAAAATACGTCAACAATGGTTTATATTTGTAGGATATCCAACTGAAACTGAAAGCGACTTTGAACAAACACTAGCAATGATCGAAAAATATGCACATCTTGCTGATCGTAGATTAATAAACATCATACCAACTGGTGTGTACATAATGTTGGATAACACACCAAGTTCCTCGCCCGAAGGCATGAGCGACATGGGACTTTACATTGATGAAAGTCAAGCATGGCAAACCTATCATTGGCAAAGTACAAAATATACAGAAAATACTTTTCAAGTTAGAGCAGACAGATTGTTTAGATTGGTAGCACTGTGCCGCAAATTGAATTTAATAACAGAATTTGAAGACATGATTGAACATCATGTAACACTGGTACAACGTGAGTTAGCAAATGCCTGATGAAATACAGCTTACAATTGAGCCATTGGTAAAGAAAAACAAGTTTCCGCTTATCTCGATAAGTGTAAACAACAAAAGAGATGAGATGTATCTTAAAGAAAAAATGGTTTTCAATATCATACTAGACCAGCCAAGACTAAACGTTGTGTCTTTAGACTTTCTAAACAAAGTGCCAGAAGACACAGTTGTTAAAGATGGTGGCATTGTCGAAGACCTAGCAGTAATGTTGCAGAGCGTAAAGTACAAAACTTTTGACTTCCATCCTTATTTGCCATATGTAAGTGAGTACACAAAAGAATGTGGTGAGCTTGTAGAAAACACAAACGGGTTCATGGGCTTCAAAGGAAGACTCGATCTAAAACTAAAAACTCCGTTGTTTATTACTGCACGTGAACTTTCCATGATGTCAGACAAGAATTACAAAGGAGTTGGCATCAAAATCGACAGACACTTACAGTATGCGTTATGACAAAAATTATACACTATGAACCTACCAGCAGATGTAACGCCGCTTGTCCAATGTGTGCAAGAAACATCAATGGCGAAGGATGCATTGTACCTCTACAAGATCTAAGTTTAGAACTTTTCAAAACACAAGTCGGCGCCTGTATTGATAAACTAGAAAAAGTATTTTTTTGTGGTGCAGTTGGAGATCCTTGTGCAGACAAAACACTGCTGGATAAAATATCGTGGCTAAAACAACAACGCAAAGATATTGTCATAGGCATTAACACCAATGGCAGTATTCGAAATGCCGTCTGGTGGACCCAGTGTGGAGAACTGTTAGATGGTATCTATGATTATGTTGTGTTCAGCATCGATGGACTAGAAGATACAAATCACATCTACAGAGTAGGTGTGCAATACAAAAAAATCATAGAAAATGCACAGGCATACATTGATACAGGGGCCAGTGCCCATTGGGATATGCTGGTGTTTGATCATAACAAGCATCAAATTGAGGAGTGTAAACGCCTTGCTGATAGCATGGGATTTACATGGTTTCGCAGTAAAGAAACTGATCGTTGGGATCAATTTGATTTAGAGCAAATTAGACCTGCAAATCGTCCAAACAAGATTGACTACAAGGCTATAGAGGATATACAATGTGAACGCAACATTGAACAATCAACTTATATTGATTATCAAGGGCAGGAGTTTCCCTGTTGCCATATTGGAGAAATGTATTACAGTACTACGCAGGTAGAAAACAACCAGGATATACTTGCACATACACCAAAACAATTAATGACAGAATATCAAACTAGATTGAACAACGGCAACCCTTTCTACACATGCAAACGGAGTTGTGGTGTAACAGTTGGAAAACAGTCACAGTGGAAACAAGAAATACAACTTAGATGACGTGGTCTTACAAAAACAAAGCAGTAGAAGAAATACCAGAAGGCTATATTGGTTTTGTGTATATTATCACGAATACAACAAACAATCGACGCTATATAGGTAAGAAACTAACACAGTTTAAACGCAGTAAGAAGCCTCTCAAAGGTAGAACCAACAAACGTAGATACACAGTTGAATCTGATTGGCGAGACTACTATGGAAGCAGTGATGAACTTACTGCTGATATTGAACACCTAGGCAAGGATAAATTTACACGTGAGATACTGTTTTGGTGTAAAAACAAAAGCGAACTTAGTTATATAGAAGCACGTGAACAGTTTACACACAAAGTTTTAGAATCACGCGATTGGTACAACGGACACATAAGAGTCCGTGTGCATCAAAAAGGAATCCTAAAAGAATGAAGGTATTGCTAAGTGGTTGCAGTTTCAGTGCTGGTGTAGGCTTATCTAACACGCTTGTAAACAATGATACACTATATGCTGAGTGTAAAGACCATCCTGATCTTTGGATAAACTTGATGTACGATAACGTCGACAACATTGCACGTGGCGGAAACAGTAACCTACGTATTTTTCAAATGGCTACCACTGCACTGCTTGAGAACAGTTACGATATGGCACTAATACAGTGGACCAGTTTTATGCGGCACGAGTGGAGTGCAGGATTTGAAACTTGGGATACCACAGTTCGATCAATACTTGGTTCAACTAGCAAATTTGTCAATCTACATAATCAAACTCTATCTAGCAAATATATACAAGATCGAGTTGATAGTTTTTTTGTCTTGGAACATGCTCACTATAGGATTGTTCAAATACTAGAATACATGAATATACTTTCACGCATTGCCAAAATTACAAAAACGGAGATATTTTTTATCAATGGACTTTGTTGGTGGGACAACAATTTTTTTGATAAAATTGACTATAAATTGCCAAGTGAAACCACAAAATACACACAAGAATTGTTAGATTTGCCAAATCATAGCGATGAAGAATATGCAAAATTATATGCTCAAATGCACAGCGACTATACGGTTGCAGGTGGTATACAAAAATCACGTTGGCTAAACTTGTATGATAACATGCAAAGCAACTTAATTGACAGAGCATATGATGGTGCACACGCTGGCATTGAAACCAACAAACTATATGCAGAAAAATACTTGACAGAAATAAGGAATCGTACTAGTATAAGCACATAAATTTGATACATACAAAATACTCGCATAAACAATTATGCATAGGCACATACAGAGCAATGCTCACACTCTTTTAAATTATATCTAAAATTACATTTATATGACATCGATTGATCGGGACATGCTCGATCCACCTTGAGGTCTGCCAACGCGAGTTGTAGCCGACAGAACTGGTGCGTCAAAGGAAAAGGCTAACTTAAGGCTAGAATGATATGGGCTCTGTGAAACAGATACAACCCATGCGTTGATATACTTTGCTTGAAGGGGTATATTATACGTTCCGTTGTGAGACAAGGCTAGAGTAAGGGGTACAGCACAACCGCCCCTGTTGCACACGCAAATCTCTTTATTCATGTGACTGGACCAACTCAGATGATGACAGTTATCTTGCCCGTAGTAGGGCAAGTATGACTAAACTATCTAGATGATAACGGAGTAATATTTGCTGAACGATAGTGAAGCAAAAGATGTCTTTAGACATCTCAGATAAGTAAGCATATACTAAAAGGACATAATAAAAATGCATAACCCACATGGTTTCAAAACCATTGAAAAAGAAGAACGATCTTACGTAGACACAGACACTCGCATAAAAAATTTTAGAGAGTTTGTAATACCTCTTGGTGAAGAAAGAGTCAAGCAACAGAGCGAGAGATGCATGAGTTGTGGCATACCGTTTTGCCACAATGGTTGTCCAGTCAACAACATGATACCAGATTGGAACGATCTAGTCTACAACAACAGATGGCAAGAAGCACTTACTCTTTTACATAGCACGAACAACTTTCCAGAGTTTACTGGACGTATCTGTCCAGCACCGTGCGAAGCGGCCTGTGTGTTAAATCTCACTGACAAGCCGGTGAGTATCAAAAGCATTGAATGCACAATAGTGGACAAAGGTTGGGAAATGGGTTGGATTACTCCAGTACCAGCAAAAGTAAAAACAGGTAAAAAAGTTGCAGTGATTGGAAGTGGACCAGCAGGACTTGCTTGTGCTCAACAGTTAGGAAGAGCAGGACACAGTGTTACTGTGTATGAAAAGAGTGCTAGAGTAGGCGGACTGCTAAGAATAGGCATACCAGATTTCAAAATGGAAAAGCATCTTATTGATCGTCGTATGGATCAAATGACAGCAGAAGGTGTAGCATTTATTACAAATACTGAAATAGGCAAGGATATCAGTGCTGAAGAATTAGTTGAACACTATGATGCAGTAGCAATATGTATAGGTTCAGAAGTGCCGAGAAACTTGCCAGTTGAAGGTAGAGATAACGATGGTATCTACTATGCTATGCAATTTTTATCTCAACAGAATGATAGAATAGCAGGAAAAAGTATTGATCCTGAACGAGAAATACATGCCAAAGGCAAAAAAGTTTTGGTAATAGGCGGTGGAGATACTGGCAGTGATTGTGTAGGTACAAGTATTAGACAAGGTGCCGCCAGTGTAAGACAACTTGAAGTTATGCCAAAGCCTCCTGTGTTAGAAAACAAAAGTTTAGAATGGCCAAATTGGCCAATGAAACTGCGAACAAGTACCAGTCATGAAGAAATGGGCAGTAAAGGCAGAGCATGGAGTGTGCTTACCAAACGTTTTGAAGGTGGACCAAACGGGCAGGTTACAAAATTGCATTGTGTAAATGTAGATGAAAACATAAAAGAAATACCCAATAGTGAATTTGAAATAGAAGCAGACCTAGTGTTCTTGGCAATGGGTTTTGTGCATCCTGTACACGAAGGGCTACTAAAGGACTTAGGTGTAGCACTAGATGCCAGAGGCAATGTGCTTGCAGACGATTCTGCATACAAAACCGACAAAGACAAATTTTTTGTAGCAGGCGACAGTCGCAGAGGACAATCTCTTGTGGTATGGGCAATACGTGAAGGCAGACAGTGTGCCGAATCTATAGACAGTTTTTTACATGGGCTTAATTAAGTTTAAACATTACAACAAGAACATAGCCATAGTACGCAACCACAAGTGTGCAACTACAACCATGTTGAGTTACGTAGCCCAAGCACTATGGAATGCTGATCCAAAAGAAGAACAGTTCTACAGAAACTTTGAAAACAATCGTCCCGGCATATACAACAAAGCAAGACTATTTGAGGAGTTTAAAGACGAGCTACTATCAGCAGACATCCGAATAGCACTGTGGCGTGATCCAATTGACAAATTTGTAAGTGGTTTCTACCATACCATGACAAATCCAGCAAATCGAAGTTTATGGCGAGGGCCACCGGGTCTTACCAATTTTCTAAAGGACTTTGATTACTACAAAAACAATCCAAATGTACAGGATCATTGTGAAACCAACACTGCTAGATTGGGTCCTGACAGAAGCATTTATACACATATCTACAACTATAAAAGTGTGCATAAGATAGCAGAATTGTTAGGAGTGCCTGCACATGATACGCATCACAGACGAGATAACACCATGCGTGCTAAGCCAACTGAACTGCAAAAACTGCGTGTCAAACAGGTTATGTTGGAAGATTATGTAAATGGTTGGTGTTAGTCTGGATAGTCTCTGTACAAAAAGTGTTGTATGGTTTCTCCGTCTACCCACTGATTGAATCCTACGTGTTCAGTTTCGATATCATCAACATTTGATACCACATGTGTCATAGCATCATCTAGTGCCTGCATGGTTTCAAATTCCATATCTATTCTAAACTCTGGCAAGTCCATTGAACGAAATCCCAACTTCATTCTGGTGATTCTATAGGCATGCATTGTAGGTAATTTATCTAGGAAAAGGCGCATGTTTGCCACAAAAGTTCGTGCATCTATACCTTCTTTTACATCGGCGTAAACTGTGTAAACATTCATTATATTCTGCCTTTTAGTATCTCAAATCCGTCAATTTTTGTCTTGTAGTCATCTGCTTGTCCGAGATACAAATAATCAAAACCACGTTTTTTATATATTGCACACTCGTTTTTCAAACTTCGTATACCTAAACGCAATCCTGGATTTACATAGTCCCAAGCAAACTGTACTGCTTCAACGTTTTTCTTATTATAACATCTAAGTAAACTAAATGCAACCAATTTTTCATCTTTATCGTAATATCCATACACTTCGTTTTTGTCGTCATAGTATTCTTCTGGAAAGATAGGCATTACACTCTTAAACTTTTTATGTTTACAGTAAGCGTCGTAGATTGGTTCAAGTTGATTTGGAAACGGACAGGTGATTTTTTTACAGTTGTCCATCAGCGAATAGTTGGTTTCGCTTAGATTAATTCTTGCGTATATCATTTTCTTGGATCTTTTCTATGAGCAAATACTTCTTGTAGGTATTCTTCATCCCAGCCATCATAGTAACCTTTGTGGGCTAGGAATCGAGCATGTTCTTCTAGTTTCGCCTTATCTTGTATGAGTATGAGTGCGTATTTACCCATATTAAAACAGACTCCGTTATGCTCCTCGACTGTGTCTGGATGATCAGCGAGTGCTAGTAGATTGCGTTTGCGAAATCGTTTGCTCACGTTAGCAACATCCACTGCCCAGTTGAAGTATGCATCATCAAATTGTTTGGGTGGATAGGCAAAGATTACAACATCGTTTTTGCCAAGATACTGTTTTTTAGCAAATTTATAAAGATCGTCAATTGGATCCTTGCCTATTCTTACGTCATATTGATTTCTTAATCTTGCTTGTCGTGCATACGGACAAGGCGGAAAATTGCCCAGTGCTGGATGAGGAACTTCCACAAAGTTAATTAACCACTGTTCAATGTCTGCTTTTACTTGATCGATTACCAAAACGGTTGTCCAGTTTTTTTAGCAGTTTCTAGATTTTCTTTAATTAGACTGCCTATATATTCACGTTCTGAGGTACTCATATGAACTATTTCATTATAGGTTACACCACCTCGCATGTACCAAACCATTTTCAGCATGTCTTCTTTAAGGCTCTTAACTTCTTTGTCCATGTCACTAACGATCTGTTCGATACGTTCAGGAGAGGACGTTAAGAGCCTGATGCGAAAAAATTTGCAACATTTAGTGTGAATGGAGTTTCGTATTTGTGTTGACACTTATCACAAGTTATGGTTAATGGTTTTATTTCACTGACTTCTTTGATGTATTCAATTTTTTTACGTATTTTATCAAAGTGTTTGTTATCACAATTTTGTAGATATTCCTTAATATGATTTTTATCGACCACTATATCATCACCAGCTTTGATCATTGCTATGCTATCAGCAATGGCATTTAACGTAAGCACACTTATATTGGTGAAGGCATCTTGTATTTTTTGCAGTTTTTCTTCTTCCGGCAGATCACTTTGAGGTAATGCTTCTAGCATTTTTTGATCCTGAAACTGTGATAGATTATTATCGTTCTGTTCTTTGTAACTTAAAGGTTTAAAGTGAATGCTTACATCGCCATTTACAACTGGTGTACTATAATCTGGCATTGCAACGCTTTCTAGAATTGTTCTTAAGTCAATACCAAAGTCACTGATTTCTTCGCATTTTGGACACGTACTAGTAAAGTCCATCTCATGTCCATAGCTGGCCATACGAATTGATATCAACAATGTGTCTAAATCAGCAGTACTAATTTGCCAAGGATCTTTGAATGCTGGAATGCAACTTTTTACAACATTTGCAACTGCGGCACCGTTGAACAATGCATCAGCAGTTCTATATTGAATCTCATCTAGTGCAGTCATTGGATACACTGGTAGTTCTCCGTTTTCTGGCATATCTACAACTGTTTCATCATAGTATGCACCTTCACTTGGCAACTTAATATAGATCGCTGGTTGCCTGAAATGTTTTGCAAGTGGATTCTCTTGTTTTACTTCCATGTTTTTCCCTACATAAATACTGTTAACAATGTACTTATACGGCGAAAAAACGGGCTTTTAATAAATGGCAGACGACCAAACCATCGAAGAACTAACCAGAGCGGTACAAGCTCTGAATCAGACCATTGCCCAAGGTAAGACTGTTGATCCTAAAGAAGTAGAAAAAGTCAATAGAGCGTTGCAAAATGCATCCAAGTCGTCAAAGGCTCAGAGCGATGCATCAAAAATGCAAACTGCAGAGATTCAAAAAGGCAGTGTAGGTGTAGGTCGATTTGCAGGTAGTGTAAGCAATCTTGCAAGTAGGACTGCAAATTTAGCACGAGATTTTAGCGATGCCGCAACGGCAGTAAGAGAAAACCGAGAAGATTTTACCAGTCTAAATCCAGCAATCAAACTTACTGGTGATACTATAAGCAAAGCAGGGCAACTAACCGGTGGCGTAGTTGATGCACTAGGAGATGCACTAAAAGGCATTCCTGTTGTTGGTGGAGCAATTGGTGGCCTAGTAAGTGCCGCTGGTAAGATTACTGCGGCCTTAGCAGAAGCAGCCGGCAATATAATCAACACTGTTGGGCCTATGCTCACGGCAGAACTTGAACGTGCAAGTAAAGCATATAGACAAGCAGGACAAGTTGGAGCACTAGGAGCCGAAGGATTAACTGGTTTAGCAAATCAAGCCATTGATGCTGGATTAAGTTTTAGTACATTTGCAGGAGTTATTAATAAAACTGCACCTGACTTGGTTTTTGCATTAGGTAACAGTGCAGATGCAGCCAAAACACTAGCAAGTACCAGTAAAGAAATGATGCCTTTTAGAAGAGGCTTGCTTGCACTTGGTGTATCAGTCGAACAACAGAATGAACTTACTGCTAGTTATATTGGACTACAACAGAGATTAGGACGTAACGAACAAAGAGATGCACGTTCACTTGCACAAGGTTCTCAAAATTATATCAAGAACTTAACAGAACTTTCAAAACTCACAGGCAAAAGCGTCAGCGAGCAACAGAAAGAACTTGATGATCAAATGCGTAATGTTCGAGCATCGGCAGCCTTGCGTCAAGTGCAACAACGATTAGGTGGACAAGCTGGAAAAGATGCGGCTGATAATATTCAAGGCGTAACTTCTGTATTGAAACAGCGTGCTCCGGCTATTGCAGCAGGTTTTGCAGATGCACTAGGCGGAAACTTAGGTACTGATGCGGCCAGAAACTTTCAACAAGCAACTGGCGCCGCTGGTTTGCAGATCATTGAACAGTTAAAGAAAGGCCAGATTGATAGAGATACTGCACTTATGAAATTGCAAGAAGCAGGTACTAAAAGATATCAAGCAATGGGTGGCGATCAGTTTGCAATGGCTGCTGGTGGCATGGGTACTGCACTTGAACCAGTAATACTAGACTTACAAAACCTAACGTTTGGTGCTAAATTTGGTGAGCAGATAGGTAAAGTTGAACAGCAAGTTAATAAAACTGCTGCAACTACCGATTCAACTACTAAGTCAATGATCAATGCTAACGAAGCAATGATTCGATCAGCACAAGCCTTAGATAAACTTGCATTACAAACAACACTGCCACTGGCCGCTAAAGGTATTGAAACATTCACATCCGGCATGGTAAAGGCCACTGAAGCTCTTACAAAGTACGTAGGCAAAACACGAGAAGAAATAGCCGCTATGCTAAGAAATGAAGCTGGATTAGGTAAAGACACTGTAGAAAAAGGTGACGTTGCAGTTACTTCCGCTGGTGGAGCATTAGCAGGAGCCGCAACAGGTGCATTAATTGGATCAGTTGTTCCGGTTATAGGAACTGCACTTGGCGGAGTCGTTGGTGGAATTCTCGGACTAGTAGCCGGAAACAAGGCTGGTCAAGAAGGTGTTGGTCAGAGCATGTTTGACTTTGATGACGACTCATTTTTTGGACAACTGTTTCACAGTAAATCAAAAAAACCAAAGCCTAAAGCATTAGGTGGTCCAGTGAATCCAGACGAACTCTATCTGGTTGGCGAAGAAGGACCTGAACTTATGATACCAAATACTGCTGGTATGATTATGCCTAACAACCAATTACCAACTCTTAGCCCAGGTCTCGGTGCGATGGCAGGTCCTGCAGGAGGTATTGCAGGTGGTATGGACGATACGGCGGCATTTTTCAATTCTCTTGGTGAAGCAGCCACACCTGTTACAGAAACAGGAGCCGCTGGTGGCGGGGGCATGCAGAATGCTCTAGGCGAAGCCCAAATTGCAAGACTAGATATGCTAATTAGCGAAACATCTCGTGCAAACCAAATTAACACTAAAATCTTACAGGCCGCTAGATCATAGTGATAAATACTCCATAACAAAGAGTACATTGGAAATTATATGTCTTGGAAAAAATACTTTAAAGCAGTTGGTAGTACCGGCGGACAACTTAGTCCAATAAGTGGCAACAACTACAGAGGACCTAACTACGGACTTGGTGCTGGTAAAGGTGGTGATTTTGGTTATAAAAATTATCAGAGCCATTTACCAGAAGTATACACTGGACATCCTAACAGAATCGAACGCTACAATCAATATGAAAACATGGACACTGATAGCGAAATCAATGCATGTTTAGATATACTTGCTGAATTTTCAACACAAGAAAACGAAAGCAACCATACGCCTTTTGAATTACAATACACAGATACTCCAACAAATAATGAAATCGAAATAATACGTACACAGTTACAACAGTGGACAAAACTTAACAAGCTAGATCAGCGTATTTTCAAAATGTTTCGTAATGTGTTAAAATACGGAGATCAAGTGTTTGTGCGTGATCCAGAAACATTTGAAATGTACTGGGTCGATATGGCTAAAGTTGTGCGTGTAATTGTAAATGAAAACGAAGGCAAACGTCCTGAACAGTATGTTATACGTGATATAAATCCAAACTTTCAAAACATGAGTGTAACCAGTAAAAACACTGTAGACTATGGATCTGGAACCAACGCTGGACAGATAAATGGCACTGGCGGTAACGGTGCAATGGGTGGTGGAGCAAACTACAACATACCAAACACAGTCAACACTGGTAGTAGATTCGAACATACCATTAACGAAACAGTGATTGATGCAAAGAACGTTGTACACTTAGGACTAAGTGAAGGCTTAGACTTTTACTGGCCATTTAGTCAAAGTGTGCTTGAAATGATATTCAA